CTCATAACTTGACAACTCAGTAATCCTAACATTTTTAGGACTAAGAATATCATCGTTACCTGCAATCAAGAATTGTTCAGTATCACTAAACAAAACAAGACCAGCACTACTTGGTTTTACATAACGGAGGTTAACCGGTTTAACCGAAGAGGCAGACACATCAATTGGGTCATCATCGGTAACTGTCAAAGATGTAGTTGCAAAGAAGTTAAAGAAATCACCTGCTTTGCTGAGGACTACTGCTTCGTTGGAAAGAAACCCTAGACGGTTACGATAGAAAAAGATGTTGCTAATTGTAGTGCCTACAAAGCTTGGATCGGGATTAGTCTCTAAATCACCAATCAAACGATCTTCCCACGTAATCGGAGAGAAACTAAATGACCCATCAGACTCACGTACCAGCTGGTGAGGTAGAGTCAAGGGATCAAATTGATAGGTAATACCCCAAGCATTTGATTCTTCCCAGGTACCAGGACCATTTGTTGCACCACCGTCAGTAACAAACTCAACGTACATATCATCAACATTCACATCAAGTGAGTTGACGACTCTAACTTTATAACCGTTGTGACATTGAAGAGGAAGATCAGAAACATTCGGTACAGTATCTTGAAATACTGTCAAAGCTGTATCACCAGGACCACCAACAGTTGAAATGGTAAATGCAGCGGTACAGCTAATGTAAATACCAGGACCAACTCTTACAGCAGTGTAGGTCTTACCCCCAAAGGTTTGGCCGTTAATGTCACCAACAAGGTCATCAAGGATAGCATCTACATCCCCACCAGAACCAGCGTTGTAAGTACCACGTTCCGTACCATCAAGGTAGATTTTGTAATGACCAGTACCTACTACTTGAAGAACTACAAATGCTTCGTGAGGTTTAGCAGCAGTTGTAGTTGCCAGCATTTCGATTGTCTTTGCTTTATTAAGAACAAAGGTATAGTCATTAAGGGTTAGGACTTCAATATCATTTGCTGTGGCATCTTTAAGATAGCCATTAGCAGGTATAGTAGTTATAACACAATTAGCTAACTCAGCTTCATAATCTACCAAAGCAGCTGCTTCTGCAATGACTGCGTTATCATAATTGGTTTGTGCTGCATTCATAGCAGCTAAAGCTGTGCTTAAATCACCTGCAGTGTTCTCAGCAGCTACAGTCAGGATAGCTTGGTAGACACGATTACCTTCAGCAGCAAGCAGTGGATGCTCATCGGTTACTTCATTACCCAATGCGTAGTTAGCAGGGAGAGTAGTGGTAGACGAGATTACTGCGTTATTGTTTTTAACTAGATATACATTGTTTGCTTTTTTGAGAATACCTGAGACCAGATACTGATCAATAGAACCAACAGGGTAGTTATAGTTAACTTGAAACAGCTCTTCTTCTGTAGTGTTTTGTCCACTAAGAACTTCTGAATAATCAGCTTGTGCTGCATGAAGCGTGGCAAGACGTGTAGCAGTTAAAGCTACAGCATCGTTGTAATTTTCTAATTCAGTTTGTAAATCAACAAGATCACAAGCTACAGGAACACCGGTATTTGTTCCCATATCGACAACACGTGGAGATCCATCAGTCAGATCCCAAACACGAAAGGTGTTGTCATCATATTGTGCAACGTACTTTTCCTGAGGATCCCTAAGAATGGAAAACCATTTACCTTCAGGCGTAGCACCTTCAAGACTAGACACGAACTGTCCACCAGGACGCTTAAGCAACCCTAGTGCATAATCTGGAAAGGCGTTGACACAATCTCGTAGTTGTCCAGGAAACTTACGGTTATCAGGTTGCTGTGAAATGCCAAGAAGGAAATTAGGAATCCTTTGGGTAATAGTACTCATCGCATCAAAGCTTGAAAAGGTTGGTAACTGTTATAATAATTTGCACCATCCTGGAACCCATACATCGAGTAATCACCTTGATTACAGTCATACTCAATAGCAGCGGCACGGGTTTGCAGCTCTTGTTCACCAAGAAGTTGATACAATTCCCGATCACCAACCATTTTAGTAGCTGTCATCTTAGCTGCTCGTGCAGTGATGTATGCTTGAATAGCAGGAGGTACATCAGTAAAATCAAAATACCAGACAACATCAGCATAGATGTCCTTAGTAAATGTGTAAGTATGATTCAGACGATCATACAGTTTCCCACTACGTCTAACTACATCGTAGTCATCTCTATGCTTTTCTCGATTAGTATCAATCTGAAGCATGTTGGATGGATAAAGGATTTGTTTGGTTGAACTGTCAGGAGATAGTTTATAATTTCGTTCAACGTTAAAGGTCCAACCTTCAGTTTGAACTTGTTTATTAACTTCCCGGAGGGTATTAAGAACAATGGATACCTCAGGATTCTGCAGATCCAATGTGGTGACAGGAGCCTGTCCCACTGAGCTAAGTATTTGATTTACAGCATCCAGTTCGGTGGACACAGCATAAGTAGGAAAGGGCATAGTTACCTGTCAAAAGATAAAAAAAAGGGGACCCCGAAGGATCCCCAAGTATTGATCGAAAAAAGATCAGAAAGCAGAAGGTGCAGTAGCACCCACATACAGCTCAACGGCTGCAGCAGGGTTCAGGTAATCAGCACCCATAGCCAGACGACCAACGATGATGTCACCCTGGTAGATGATCGAAGCATCGCCGCTGGTGACTTGCACCTGAGGACCAATAGCTTCCACACAACCAGCAGCTTCACGTTGGAAGATCAGACCACAGGACTTGCTACCAACTTCAGCAGCAGTACCGTAGTCGTTCTTAACGCCAGTCACGGCGCCATCAGCGTTCTCCAGAGCCACGCCCACGAAGTCGCCAACGTTACCAGGAGAAGTCTCACCGGTGGTACCGCCGTACTTGGTACCGTAGTTGCCAAGGAAGGGGATGTTCATGGACTTGAACACTTCGATACCAGCAATGCTGATAAGACCCTTGCCCTTTTGCAGAGCATCACCTTGAACGTCACGGTTGATCAGACCATTGGTGCCAACAGCCTGAATCAGTGCATAGTACTGACGGGGGTTGAGCACAGCCACACGACCGTCGCTGGACACACCCTTCTCGTCCATCGCAGCAGCGGCGTCATAGAAGGCGTTAACCAGATCAGCAGAGCTGAAAGCGTCAGAATCGTTAGCGCTAGTACCAACACGAATCTGAGTACCGCCAGGCTCAACGAAGCCAGTGGCAGACACAGGAGAAGCAGCACGTGCACCGCGAGCGATAGCACGGAAGATGTAGCGGTCATATTTTTCGGCCAGAGCATAGCCGATCTTGCGGGAGATCTCCGAACGCAGATCGTAGTGAGCCAAAATTTCATCCAGCTCATACACGAAAGCGGAGCTGATCAGAAGGTCATCACAGGTGATGGTCTTCTCAGCCACAGGAGGTGCACCATCGCTGTTACCGAGGATGCTGTTGCCCGGAGTGTGGAACTCACTCTTGGTGCGACCCGTGTAGATGAACTGCAGAGACTTGCCGTTCTTCAGGGTACGCTTCATAACCAGATCACGAGCGATCGTGTTGTTCTGGAAACCCTTGAACATCTCACCGCTGAAAAGCTTGAGATACAGAGCACGGGTATCACCCGCAAGGTTGGATTGACCGAGATTAGTAAGATCGGCCAAAGGCTCGTTAGAATTTTGTTGTGCCATTTTTAAGGAGTAAGAAGATTAAAGTAAACTTGCTCCCAAACGTTTGGAAAATTTTGTAGCGATATGTTGTGGTCTATCCCACCGTCTAGACGGCGAAGGGTATCTCCGTAGAGGCCAACGCCAATAGGAGTCAGATCCGACTCTGAGGTGTCTGACTCCCGTTATTTATTTCTTAGGCGTTGCAGGTTTTGCAGGTGCCTGAGCGGGTGGTTGATTAGCTGCTCCGTATTTTACAGGATTAGCTTTACCACCAAAGGTGTGAAACATTTAATTAACCAATAGTAGGTGCAATCAAGGCAACCGGAATTGTCTCAGCAGCAGCAAGGTCCAAAGGGAAGTTGTGAGCGTTTCGTTCGTGCATGACTTCAAAGCCGAGGTTGGCTTTGTTAAGAATGTCTGCCCAAGTATCCACAACATGTCCCTGGTTATCAATAAGGGACTGGTTAAAATTAAAGCCGTTAAGATTAAAAGCCATCGTAGACAC